AGAAATGAATCGCATGGCAGCAGAAAACAGCAAAGCTATAGCTTCAAACAACAAAGATATAGATGCTAAAATGAAACGCCTTGAGAAAGACATGGATGAAAAATTGAAGAAGGCACTAGATAATCCACTTGCAAATAAATAGGAGAACCTTATGACTGAAGAGAAAAAAGCACCAACCAGAAGTGAACGTGAAGCCAAAATCAAAGACAAGGCTGGTTTCGTTATAGTCTTTTTGGCTGCTGTACTGGCTATTAATACCATGTTGGGTGGCAATAATTCTAGCAAGATACAGAACAATACCATACAGGCCAACAACATGTGGGCCTGGTATCAGGCCAAAAATGTTCGAGGCGTTTTATATGAAATCAATGCAGCGGAAACAACTAATCCTGCTAATAAAGAAAAATTCTTGTCAGAAGCTAAACGCATGAGCGAGGACAAGAAAGAAATCATGGAAAAGGCCAAGATACTAGAAGCTGAACGCGATGCTGCTAAGTTAAAAAGTCCTTGGTTTACCTGGGGCGGTAGTATACTACAGATTGCCATTGTGCTGCTAACGGCCAGCATCTTGGCAGTAAGCATGCCCATGTTTTATATAAGTGCTCTGGTAGGTACTTTTGGTTCGCTTCTGGTTAGCCAGGCGATCTGGATGTGGCTTCCATGGTGAGGTTTTTTATTTTTCTAAGCCTGCTACTGGCCGGTTGTTCAGACTTTTATAGATACCCCTGTCAGAATCCTGACAACTGGGACAAGGATATTTGTAAGAAACCCTATTGTGAAATCAATAAAACTTGCCCAGAATATATCTTCAAAGAAGACATAAAAGACAAGGAATGCAAAAAATGAATGAGATTTTCGATAAACTAATATCCAAAGAAGAAAAGTCCAAAGATTCACGCAGCAAGCCCGGTGAGCGATATACTGAAAATGAGATTATGGTTAGACTAAAATTTATTATTGGTTGTTGTTTGGCTTTTACACTTATAGGTATAGTTTTTACAGTACTTTATAGCATAATGTTTGTTACACAACCATTAAATGCGATTAGCCCAATAGATCAGAAATTCTTTGAACTTATTATTCCTGTAGCCACTTTTTTATGCGGTACTCTATCGGGTATTATGTTAGCAGGCACAGGTAAAGAGGCTGCCATGGCAGGTGCTGCTGCACAAAGAGCAGCAGACAAAGAAAAGAAAGATGAATCTAAATAGTTTACTAGATGTATGGGCGGCGTACTGGATAATGTCCTGGTATGCCCCCTATTTTTATTTGGGAAATAAAGATATCGCAGAATCAATCTGCAAAAAATGATGGTTGCGAGGGAAGGATTCGCACCTTCGACCCCCGGATTATGAGCCCGGTGCTCTGCTACTGAGCTACCCCGCGATTGTTATTTAATTACTGTGGACCAAGGATATTTCTCACCATATTTTTCTTTGGATTTAGCATTGCCCTGAGTAAAAAATTCAGGTTTAACTGAACCCTCATTGCCATCTAATCTATAATTTAAAGTATACTTACCAGAACAACCATAATTCTTATGATTCATTTGATTTTTAAGAATCATATAAAATCTTCTATCTGCACCCCAACCAAAATCCCAAATATGCCCCACCATTCGAAGGAAGCTGTTAGTAAAACAATAAGAGCTTGAATCCACAAGATGTTCTGTACTTTTTACCCACACCGGCCATCTTCCCAAAGATTCACAGTTATCATTACATATAAATTCTTTATTTTTATCGTAAATTTTTCTTAAACTATGCACCCAATCATAATTGTATTGCTCAATTTCTTTTACTAAACTTGTCACATGATTCGGTTCATACCAATTATCTTGATCTAAAAACATAATATAATCATGAGGACAAAGATGACTAAATGCTGCCATAACTCTGTGTCCATAATATCCACCGCCCCCAGTATTAAAAGGAATAGTTGATACTATTACATTTTTTTCTTGTATAGATGAAATGGAAATAGTTTTCTTTGCATCGTTTTCAAATTTTGTCCCATCAATAACTATAAGATGTTCGAGTTCAGAATAGTCTTGTTTTTGTACTGATTCAATTGCATCCTTCAATACGTCTGAACCAGTTGTCGGGGTAATAACTAATACTTTCTTCATGAACTACTCACTGCTTCTTTCCATCTATTTTTTCCTTTACCAAAAACTATCATACTGTCATAAAAAGAAATACTATCAGTACTATTTGTAAAATCAGTATTAGGTAATAATTTAGTATACGGTGCATTTAATTCATCAATTAAATCCTTGGCAAATTCAATTGTGCTATTTGGCAACTTGTAACCTCCGCCATGAGATCCCCAATAGGACGTGTGTATATCTTCAATTATATATAATCCATTTTTTGAGACATGCGGATATATTTCTTTAAAAGATTTAATAACGTGCGCTGATATATGTGACCCATCATCTATAACGATATCAAATTCGCCGAACTCTTTAATTAAGCTGGATAAAAATTCTTTATCAGATTGATCACCTTTTCTAAATTGTATCATGGGAGTATTAAATGTTAATCCAATACTATTGGGTTGAGCATGATTATCTATACCAATAATTAATGCTTGGGGACCGAAATAACGATGCCAAAGTTCCAACGACCCCCCATCCAGTACACCAATCTCCAATACGTTTATGGATTTGTTTCTATAGTCTTTAAATATTTTTTCATATACGTTGAAGTACTGTGTCCATTTATAAATGGCTTTATGTTTATTAGTTAAAAATTCGTTCCAGAGATTCATACTGTTACCCCTCAAAGTATTTGGATACAGATCTACTTTTGATTAATTCTAAAATTTCTTGATCATTTTGTTGATTTAAATAAGGTGCAAATAGTGCTCGGTCTCTATTCGAAATATCTTTTCTTGGTTCAGTTAAATAATAAATGTTTAAACTTTTTCTATAGACATTTTTCGGGGATTTAAGTTTTTCGGGTACACCATGCCATGAATTTTGTGTGGTGTCAAAAAGAACAGCTCGATTGAAAGTACAATCTATAGTTGCTTTGCATTCTTTAGGTAAATTTTTTTCATTGTCATGTGACCACAATTCTAGTTTGCCGCCATAATCAGATTTCCAATCTTTAGTCAAGTAAATTATTAAGTTAGCTCTACGTTCTAATTTAAGTTTTGGATGTATTGAATAATCCAAATGAATGTTTAATTTTCCTCCGCTGGGAGTAACATGCCAGCCACCACCATGCAGTCCGAAATCTGGAATTATATTGGGAACATCTATAATTTCTTCAATTATATTAATAAATTCCGTACTATATAAAAAAGTAAAAACTTGATAAGTTTCTGGGGGAAATAAATTCCAATTAGTAGTTAACTTTTTATTTTCTAATGGATTGTTATAGATATTCCAAATCTCATCTTTATTGAAATCTGGGAATTGCTCTGATAAAATATTCGCTAAATCCAAATTAAAAAAATTATCTACTATAACATGTTTAAATGGCTCGGCAGTGTTATACTTTAATTTCAAATTTGATATATCTAAATCATTTAATATTTTTTCTTTCATATTCTTTGACCAAAGTTACATGATGTTCACCATACATGGATTTATAATTGGAATAACTTGCTGGAAATTTTTTAACTTTTAATGATTTATCTATGTAACAATACAATGAAAATAATCTTTCCACAATAAAACAAAAATTAGGAATTGCAATTCCATTGTAGGGTTGTTTATCCTCAAACATACATTTCTTAATTTCCAAATCCTCTTTAGAAATTTCTATAACCTTATCTAAAAATAATATGTAGTTTTCCCAGAAAATAGAGTTGCCAATAAAATAATTACAAGTAGCGAAATCATCTGGTTTATATTCTATATCTTCTGCTTTCATATTTATACCCAACTTAGGAAAAAGCAAATTACAACAACTCAATATACCCGGACGCCAACGTTCACCCTGGATAAAAATATTTTTATAATTTAAGGCAATATCTAAAAAAGGATCAATATGATAAACGTCATACCCGGGATTATTTAGTATCCAAGACTTAAATTCTTTAGAATCTAAATGAGTCTTTTCAAACCATCTCCAAGATAATAATCCCCAATAAGCATCAGTATTTCTATGTTTCAAATACAATGATTTCCACAAAGGATATTCTCGCAATTCAGGATTCTTATTCTTTATATTATTAAAGGGTATAAAATTTACATCTAATTTTTCTTTTTGAGATTCTTCATAGTAGGTTTGATATATGAATAAATTCACCTAAGAATATCCTTTATCATGTTTATATTGTCATACTGTGGAGTATATCCCAAACTTTTTAATTTATTAGTTTTCATCCACATGGATAATACTTGAACTTTTTTATGAAAATCTGGTTGTTCGATATAATTAAAGTTTGATTCACTTTTAAAAATATCTTTTGCAATATCTAGATAATCTTTGAAAAAATAGGGAACACCGTTCCCTATATTGTATATCGTATTTACGTCACCTTTTTCTATAATTAATTTAATGGCTTTAGCTACATCTGAAACATGTATAAAATCTCTATAAAACTTGCCACCCTCATATAAATTGATATCTTTATTTTGTTTTATTTCGTTTACAAGATATTGCAAAGCATTCTTTTTAGACGAAGCTTTCATATCACCATAACCTGTTACATTTGCTAATCGTAATATTCTATATTTAAGATTAAAAGTTTCACAAAAACTTACTAATAAGTCTTCTGCTGCTTTTTTAGTAATAGAATAAAATCCTTTGGGATTACAAACACTTTCTTCAGTTGCAGGCATTTCGGTAAATCCATAGACAAACCAAGAACTAATAAAGTTGAAAACAATATCTTTATCCTTACACTGATCTAAAACTTTCATCATGGTAATAAGATTTGTTTCAATATCTATAAATGAATTAACTTTTATATTATAGTTAGTAACTGTAGAAATAAGATATACTATTTCCTTACAAGATTCATCTACTCTATAATCTATTTTTTCGTTTACAACACAAAATTCTTTATTTTGTTTCACAAATTCTGAACCAATAAATCCTGAACCACCGAACACCTGCAATTTCACCATAATTTCAAAACCTTTTCTATATAATTAAATATTTTATCGTTATAAAAAGGAGGGCAACCAAGGAAAAATATATGGGATAATGCTTTATTTGATAAAGGATATTTAGTATAATCTCCTAGATGTTTAAATCCTGGATGAAGTAAAATATTTCCAGCAAAATATGGTCTAGTTTGAATTCTGTTGGTTTCTAAAAATTGTACTATAAATTCTTTTTGTTCTTGGGATTCACAGATAATGGGTACTCCAAACCAAGATGGATCTGCTTTATCTAACACTTTAGCAGTGGACACACCTAGATATTTAATCATAAGATTTTCTATAATTTTTTTATGTAATCTTCTTTTAGTTTCGATCTCATCAATTTTTTCCATCTGTGCTATACCTATAGCACCTTGTAAATCTAGGGGTTTTAGATTGTATCCAGCATATCGAAAAATATACTTATGATCAATTATACCATCATAGTTTTCTAACCAATTACTGAATCTTTTACCGCAAGTTCCACATGGTAACAAATTATTAGCACCCACACAATAACAATCTCTGCCCCACCAGGACATTGCCCTTGCAGTTTTGATAAATTCTTCATCATTGGAGGAAATCATTCCTCCTTCGCCGGTGGATATATGATGAGCAGGATAAAATGAGCAACTCCAAGCATAATATAATTCATTTAAGTACTTATCCCCCCATTTGGTTCCTAAAGAATCGCAATTGTCTCCTATAAGTAAGATATTATGCTTATTACATAAATCTATCAAAACGTCCATATCAGGTGGATTCGATAATACGGGCGAGACAAATATCGCTTTAGTTTTATCTGTTATAACATTTTCTATTAATCGTACGTCAAAATTAAGTGTCTCAAATTCAATATCTACAAAAATAGGTTTTAAGTTTGTTTGAACAATGGGTGCAATAGTAGTAGCAAATCCTACCGGAGAAACTATAATCTCATCGCCGTCCTTCCACTTAAAATATTCTTTTAAACTAGCCAACATTATTAGGTTAGCTGAGCTACCTGAATTGACCATATGGGAATAGCCTGCATTAAATTTTTTAGCAAACTGATTTTGAAATTCTAATACCTTTTCGCCAGATGCAATCCAACTTCCCGTCAAAAAAGCATCTAATGCTAATTCTATTTCTCGATTATCCCAGTATTGCCCTGAGTACAAAACATAGGTTTTTTCAGGATCAAAATTATCATAATTTTGAATATATTTTGGATTAGCTATTGCGCTAATATTTTTAATTAAATCATTTATCATTTCCCGCCTTGTCCCCTATATTTTTTGTGAGAACGTTTACGCTGTTTATTCATTGTAGAAGTTTTACTACCATTTTGCCTTGTTCTTTTTACTACTTTTTCATGTTTTTTATCGGCCATCTAAAATCTCCTTTACGTCGGGATCAAGTCCATTATGCTCAGTGCCTCGTTTAAATGACTCATCTGTTCTTTTTTTATCATGGCCAGTTAAATATATAGTATTACATTCTTTACAAATTGAATAATGAAATTTGTGCGTAACAGGACCACCCACCCATTTATAATTTGTTTCCTTTATTTCATACTTTCCAATAAACTTTTCTTTACAAATCTCAGGGGTACATTTAGGTAGATTTGTTTTTGGATCAATGTAAATAACTGGACTAGGTTTTTTATAATCCCTCATCTTGCAATTTGAATTCCAGTACCAAACATGGAATTATATTGGTTGTATAATTCTTCAATAGGTTTCGTTTCCCAAACTACATGATCAGGATTAATTTCTAAAGTTGAATTATCCGAATATGGTGCATATGGAATTAAGGCAATGGATGCTTTTGTTGGATCAGATCTGGAAGGAACCAATTGTAATACAGCAGGTTTCTTCAATATTAAAGATGAATCTACGCTTGATGTATCGCCTATCACCTCTTCACCTGTTACTAATTTAATAATTTTCAACATAACAATCCTATATTAAAGGAGGCCCTGGCGGGCCTCGGTTTATTATCTATTCATTATAATTTTACTAACTTGTTTAGTTATGCGCATTTTTCTACCCTCAATCATAGCATCAACAGTTTTATGAATACCTTTTATAAAACAATTTACATATTTCATAGTAAACCTTTTTGTTGAAGTCTTTTTTCTCTATAACTAAAATCTGCTCTATCTATACTTTTCGATAGATAAATTTCAGCTGTATTTGAAAAATGCGACTTTTGTTTTATCCATTTTTTAATATTTTTAAAAAAAGATAAAAACATCAATTTTCCTCGGTTAAAAATGTACTTTTGCTAGTTTTAGCAACACTATCTTTAACTTCAATTTTCTTTGGTTTCTTATGCTCAGGAATAATTTTTTCCAAAGCAATTTTAAGCATACCGTTCATCATTGCAGCATCATTAATTTCTATATGATCATCTAGCAAAAATGTACGGGTAAATGCTCGGTTAGCTATTCCTTTAAAAAGAAAGTTATTATTATCTTCCTGTGCTTTACCGGAAATAATTAACTTATTATCTTCAAAGGTAATTTCAATATCTGACTTAGCAAAACCTGCAACTGCTAATTCAATAATATACTTGTTTTCTTCTACTTTTTTAATATTGTATGGGGGATAATTTGGAATATTTTTGGTCAAATCATCATGGAATTTAGACATGCGATTATACGTGTCATCAAAACCGACAAGAAACTTGTCCATATCTTTAAATACTGAAGGTAACATTAGTGTCATTTTAATCTCCTATTAAGCGAGTAAATAAATAAACCAACCCGTATGGCGTTGGTGGGCAGTTTTATAAGATGCCCAGCTAAATCCCATTATAGGGATATTATTATTTATATAGTTTGTTTCTTCTTTCCTATATTATATTTAGTCTGCAAATCCCAGTCATCCTTTTCTTTAAAAGCAATAACTTTAATTTGAGATAATGGTGCCATATCCATAAATTTATTGGCATCTATAATTTTTACTAATCCCCAATCCACTAATAATTTTGCTATAGTATTTCTTCGTTGTAAATCATTATCAGTAAGGTCTGCTTGTTTTCCATCTAAAGCAAATAATTCTTTAAAATGAACAATAAAATAGCGACCTTGCTTGTGTAAAATATGGCATGATTGGTATAGAACTTTATCTTTTCTAGATGCTACACCTATTCTAGTTAATGTTTCTCTGACCTTTAAAAAGTCGTCAGGTTGTAATAGATTAATTTCTAAAGGATCATAGCCTGGAAAATCTATTTTAAAAAAATCATCCGACATCTCTTCCACCTTTATTTAGTTTTGTTCTTAAATAATTTATTTTAGATTCGTCTAGAAGGGGAAGCACTTGTCTTGCTTTTTCTATGCTATATCCATAGTATTCCTTAATTACTTCTAGCGCATCAATTTTTTCAGCCTTTAACCATTTATTAAATCTTTTTTTAGGCCTAATGGTATTTATTAAGAACGAAAACTGAAGAGCTTTTGGTAGATGATGTCGAGAATTCATCTCATTTGCATAAATTACGGTGTCTGCACCATAAGACAATCCTTTATTTACAATATAGGGGGCATAATGTTTTTCCGACCAATCATCTACTATTAAATTTTCTTTAGTGTGATGAATAGCATTGATAAAGTCAAATGGGGAAATTTTAGAAACAGTATATGATTCTTCTATATACTTTTTTACTGGTTCATCAAATAAATAATTTTTTGTTATAGTAAGTACTTTTTGTCTAGTAGATTTCATAATAATGTAATCTTTTTGCTAGCATTTAAACTCAACCGATGCCATTATTTCTGTTAGACAAGCAACTAGATTCAATTCTTGATCGGCACAAAATGCAGCTTTATATTGATAATCTGCCAAAATTATTACAAGTTGAGGAACATTTATGACTTGTTCTGTTAAATTATCATAGATTTTTCTTAGAATAGTTGCGGGATCATTATCAATATTATTTACTACCCAGCTTCTCATACGTTTCCAGTCTTTATCTTTTAAACAGGAAACTAATTCTTGTATATTGACTTCTCCAACATTAACTAGAATACCTTCATCTATTTTACCCGATAAAGAATATCTTTGTAATTCATTTAAAATTCTTCTGTAATCGGGAAAGTATTTTTCAAGTACCTTCGCCGCAACTTTTGGATCATATTCAATATTTTCTAGGGTTAAGATTTCTGAAATACGTTTAAAAAACTTAGCTGCTATTTTAGGTTTTTCTTCCTTGGGTAATTTAAATTCAATAACAGTGCATCTGGAATGCAAGGGAGAAATAATTCTATTTTTAAAATTACAAGTAAAAATAAATCTACAATTACTTGAAAATTCTTCAATAAATGCTCTAAGAGCTGGTTGAGTGGAATTGGGATTCAAGTAATCTGCTTCATCAAGAATAACTACTTTAGTTTTTCCACTAAAGGAAACCGTCGAGGCAAATTGTTTAATCTTTGTTCTAAGAACATCAATACCAGATTCTTCTGAACCATTTATAATAATATAATCTGTTTCAAGTTGTTCACATAATGCTCGTGCAACAGTTGTCTTTCCTACACCCGCTGAACCGCAAAGAAGCATATTTTGCAATTCATTTTTACTTATCATCTCCTCGAAGATCTTTTTTTGATCTATAGGGAGGATACAATCACTTAATTTACGAGGGCGATACTTTTCTACCCACAAAAATTCTGCATCACGTACTTCCATAATAACTCCGTATTTTACTATACTACAGAATCGGGTTCCATCGCAATATAATACTCAATTGCTTTTGTTTCATGTTTAAAGTGGAAGAACTTCTTTTTAGATACTGTGATACTATATGCGTCTGGAATAAGTTTAAAGTTCTCGACGGCAATATGACATTCAAAATCTTCAATTCCTGGACCAATAGTTTTCTTGTAAGTATTTGCAGTATCGTTTTTCTTATCACCAATAGTTAAAACAACCTGCTGGTGCATACAAGTAACTGAGATAGTGGGAGCAGATGTAATTGCAGCCGCTTTCATAATCATTTGTACATCCTCTGCTGTAAGCTTAAACTGAAAATGATTATCCAATTCAATACTTTTATCCGGGGCTGCTACAATTACTGATGGATTGGAATAAAAATATTCAAACTTACCACCATCTTTTGAGATAGTTAAAGATTTATCACCAAATTCTACATTTTGATTTTCCATCAAAGTTAACAAAGCCAATAATGAATTCAAATCATAGATAGGTACTTCCATCGGAAAGTCTTCAGCTACTGATGCCTTGGCAAAAATATTTTTTGCTGTACTAATAGTAGATAGAGTTTTTCCTTTTCGAATAAGAATATTACTATTGATACTGGCAAAATTCTTTAAAATCTCAATTGTTTCTTTACTGATCTGCATATTGTTCCTCACGATATGTTAGCGCCATATTTAATTAAATCACCCTTGAATACATGTAACCCAATATGATTAAGATTAATTGCGGGATGTATAAAAATCTTTCCATTCTTCTTTCTCCATAGATTACAAAAATACCAATCCTCTGTTTGTAGTACTCCCTCCTCATCTATTTCAGTTTTAAAGTATTCAGTATACCAAGTATTATATTTACCGAAATTAGATGCTCTTGCTTTAGGCAAGTCTGGTTCAAGTTTTTCGAACACTTCTCTTTTTATTAGCATAAAACCTGTTCCAGCATGTTTAACCTGAAGCAAACCCTTTGCATTCGTTTTTTGTTCTGCTCCATCATCAATAAAATTAAATACAAAAGACGAACCATAATTTTCTAATTCTGAATGATCAGATGCAGTGAAAGCATTTTGTCTGATTCTTTTCCAATCTATAATCTTTTTAGGATAAACCCCACAAACAATATCCTCATTTGCCTTGAATAGTTTGAGAATAGCATCGCTGGGAAAGTGAATATCTGCATCTATAAACATTAGGTGGGTACAATCAGTTTTTAGAAAACTATCTGCAATATAATTTCTACCTCTGGTAATTAAACTTTCGTTCGCAACAAAGTTCCATTCCAATTGCACCCCTGCATTTTTTAATGGAAGAATACTACTCAAAAGACCACTGGTGTATCCATGATAACATAGTCCACCATACATGGGTGTGCCAATCTGTATCTTGGCTTTATTATTTAAATTCTTCATTTTCTAAGTCATGTACATAAAGCATTATTAAAGCATAGTGTAACACCTTTAGTATGTCCTTCCTATTTCTTCCTTCTTTCTTTCCGTATCTTTGGGCATACTTAATTATATTACCTACCGTATGTCCAATACCATGTCCATTTGCAATAATAAACTCAGTAGTTTGTATTTTTCCTTGGGCATAGTGTTGTGTGTATGTTGTGTCAATATAATTCTTTAACTGAATTAATAAATTTTCCTCATCATACTTGTATATGGGTTTACTTGGTATACAATTCATTCAAATTATCTCCATCACGTTTTACATTATAACTTAGTGCACTAGGATATCTATTGGTGGGGTGGTAATCATTTATTAATATTCTCCTGGCATTATGCAAATCCATAATCAATTTACAATTCTTACTAAAACCAAGTTGTTGTAGCATCATCGTAGTTACTTCCTGCGCAGATTGTGGTCTTGCTGTAGTGAAAATTACTTGGCATCCCCTATCATATTCTGCTTTAATAATTTTGTAATTATTTTCCAATACCTCATACTCACCATCGTATGGTCTATGCATAGATTTAACTAATGTGCCATCTATATCGCAAAAAATTGTAGGTTTATTATTATAAAAATTCCAATCTTCAAGTGTCCCCACATCCACAAAATCTCGAATATCAATATTTCTAAATACTTTATTATGTTTTTGTATCATAATACTAATAATATGAGACACAAATAATTCTTTATTAGAAGAATCTTTTAACTCATTGAATGCGGTAATATATTCTATGGATGAACTAAACTTATAAGCACCTATACAAAAATGATTACTAACTATTTCTTTTTCAACTATGTCGTAAATTATGTCCTGCGAATTTACAGTAACAAAAGACTTAGATGACAATTTTCTTAAATTATCATGATATTTTATATTAGTAGTATATACTACATTACCTGGTTCATAAACAACATTAAAAAAATTATCACAATCTTTTACAAGAAATTCAATATCATTATCTTTCTCAGACAAAATGTTATAAACTGTTTCTGCCGGACCACTAGTTGGTTTATCCAAAACTACAATATCTACATCACCAAGTTCTCTATTCAATACTTTTATGGCATCATATTGTACAGCATGCTGCTGTAAAATACCTATTGATATTTTATACTTTCCAAAAAAAGGTTCCAGTGCCTTTTTAATCATCAATTCGCCTGCATAGTTATATAGTAAATACTTGGGTCTTGTGCCCGGAAAGCGTGTTGATAGACCAGCAGCAGGTACTATAATTTCCATAATTTTTCTATTTGATTAAGTAAAAATTGTTTTGTTTTTTGATCTTTTTGTGCATGTTTTAAAATTCTAATAAGCATAATAATAGTCAAAGTATTATTAATTTCGCCACAGTCTTTTTCTATAAAATTTTTTAAAATACTTAATTTTGCATCAAGATTAATATTACAGTTTCGTATAAACCATTTACAGGTTAAATCTTGATTTAATTTTGCTAGATCAAAGTGCCAAGAATCATATTCTATAGTTGCAGGATCTATTATTATAAATCCTTTTTCCTTATTGAACAATATATTTTCTAAAGTAAAATCACCAATATACTCAGATTGGTTAAATAATTTGGGAAGGCGATTTATCAATTCATCATTTGTAAAACTAAAAATAGAATCAACCCAACCTAATTTATTAAAGTAAATATTAGTATAATCTTTAACAACTTCTTCTGTTTGCTTTAGCTTTTTTATATTTTCTACTATAAATTTTGCCAAAAATTTGGGATTATTTTTTAATAGATAGTTTTTAATATCTAAACCTGGTATATATTCAATATCAAGTATATCATTATCATAATTTAGTATCTTTACCACTGAGAAATCAAGATGATGTAATCTACATAATCTTTCATAATTTCGTACTACATTTCCTTGTTTACGAACAAAATACTCATTGTTTATTTGCATTAAGTAAATTTTACTACCGGAATATCCTTTAAATTCCTTTACAATTTTTTCCATTAATCTACATGTAATTGTCCATTGGGTGCAACGTTGCCTTCCAGTCCCAACGTATCAATTTCTTGAACATATTTTTTATCTACAAATTTATACAATGCGTGCTCAAAATCTATAGATGGATTAATAACTGTTCTTATCACACTATCCAAAATAGAATGAGTATACTTTAATAAAGAGGGACATAGTGAAAATAATCTGGTAATGTATAGTGCTGGTATTTCTTTATTATCTTTCCAAGTATCATGCCGCTTAAATACATATTTTCCAAAATAATTAAACTTAGATATATCAAAATTATCGTTAAGTTTATATCTTCCAGATATTTTAAATATTCTATTTGAAGATGATACTAGTTTCATGGCATTTGGATATGATAACATCAATTCTATCATTTTCATAAGTAAATAGGCATCACCTGCAGATTTCAATCCTGCATCATTAAATTGCCTGGCATTTTGATCACTGCTAATATTTGCCACGAAATCACATTTTTCAGATAACAGTGCATAAATTTTATCATCAAGAGGCCTTGAAGAATTATCAGCAATTAAAATTAAACTATTGGAGCATCTATCTCTAATAGAATCAATTGTTTCATAGGTTTGATTTAATCTTTCCTGGGGATTATATATTCCATGGTTGGTATTAATACAACTAGTTATAAGAAATAAATTATTTTTGGGGGGACCAATTAGCATAATCATCTCGTATCAAAGAATGCCAGGTTCCATTGTGTTCACCTGGCGGAAACGGATTACATACATCAACATACACAAGATTTTCACCTACTAAATTATAATGTTTTAGATTGGCTTGCAACATATCCTCTCCAATCATTATAACACCTTCATCATAATATTTTTGTATGTTTAAAAACGTCCTACAGTACTTAGTTATGATATCAGATGAACTGAAAGCAAATTGATCGTTACAAAAATCTCTCTCAATAACCATTCTACAGTTAGGAACATAGAGTTTACTGTTATCTAAACTAAAATCAGGTGTTGCATTCAACGCATAATCGAATCTCAATCGCACTACCCAATCATATTTAAAATTATTAGCTGATTCATACTTTTCTCTTATCTTTGATGCCTTGTAGATAGAATTGAATGCAGACATAGTAAAATATGCTGGAAATTTAGAATTGGGTATTCTGGGATATTTGGTTTCAAAACTAAGATCAGGCAAAGGATCATCTACTATACTATTCTTTGGTTTATATAAACTTTCTAATTTAGCATAATCTGTTTTGTCTTTTTTCCAAGTATGATAAAATACATCTACATCATATTTACTTAGTAAATTTTTATTGATGTATTCGAAGCCTTTTTCAAAAGATCTGGGTTGCCCAGATATACATGCTGCAATTCTAATATTTGGCATCAATTTTTACCTTTAAATCTGGTACTCTATCATACTGATGGACAATATAAAAAAGATCACCGGTTGAAGTATATACCTCGCCTTCTTTATAAACAGGAATATTTTCTAATAGATGCGGTTTAAAGATTTCTAACTTGGTTGGATCGCCGGTTGTCCCCAATTGACACGCCCAACCATCTTCTGATTTGGCTTGCTTAGTAATCGTTGACCAAGGTTCAGTATGCATCATAATATTATAGGTTGCTTGATCTACAATAGGAATTGGTCTATTAATAGATGCCAAAAATAGATGAAGCATTAAATCTTTTATATATTTATGTTCACCTGCCAATGTTCCTACATTGAAAATTTCCTTTTCGTAAAATTCGTTGTGAATATATTTACCAAAAGCACTCATTAGATTATTATTGCCCCAAGATTCGTGTAAGTATTGTATACTTTCTGATGCACATACAATTTTTTTATTATCTAAATTTTCTTCTAACCAATCAATAGGATTCTGTTGAAATATAACATCTTTAACATCTGTAGATATCACATAACGATATTCATTATTTTTGAGATAATGATACATATGAATGAATCTTTCTACGTGAACAGGGGTATTACTTTTATAATCTAATGTCTTGTTAACAGGCACAACAGTAATGCCATGTTCTTCCAGAGTTTTCACTGTTTCCACAGAACATTCCATTACAACCAAAACAACATCACCAGAAAATGATGTGTTCTTTATAGATTTTGCCCAATTTTTTAGTTGATTCCATTCATATCTGGTTGAAGTTCCAATCAACAAATCTTTCATCTAGCATCCCTTTTTGCAACTACTATGGCATCAAACCAATTTAAAAAATTATTAATGATAATGCAATCGTTAGGTAAATTGTACATAAATTTTGGAGAATTTACTATATTCGTATATAGTGTATCATTATTATCTATTTCTATAATTTTCTCTATTAGAGCTTCTTCAGATGGGAAATCAAAGTAATTAATATAGGATAGAGGATTAAAATCTTTAACGATTGTCGGTGATCCCCAGTAAATAGGAATAGTATTTCCATAAAAACCATGTAGAATTTTTTCTGTTACATACCCCGGATACGAAGAGTTTTCAAAACATAAACTAAACTTATGTTTAGAAAAGTAATCTATTTTAGAAGAAACATCTGGTAAATTAATATTAGTATTATTTAAAAGTAATCCTGCGCTATTTACCTTTTTGTATTCGGTGTTTAATTTTCTAAAAAAATTGTTTCTTATTGGGTTTCCACCATTACGATGAACAAAGGCACAAAAGTCTGTTTTACTCCGTACATCTGTTTTGTGAAGATGGCACAAATAATCAAATGGTCGATTGGTTACCTTGTGTACAGTTTCAATCGCCCACATATCCAGCACATAAAGAGGTAATCTATAATGCCATGGATTAAAATTATGATCAAAACTTATAGCATAATGGCAATCGTAGTTTTCAGGTCTTCTATTTTCCCCTGTATAGAAAATTTTGGTAATATCATTTTTAGATATTAAATTATTTTGTGTACCAAAATTTTCATCACAAAAGATTAAAAACTCAGCATCATTACTTATTTCAATATCATAACGTAATTCTAGAGCATCTACAAAAAATTGTATACAAGAATCCCAAGTATCAGTAAACTGCAACTTAAGTTTTCTCATTCCACTACTCTAGCTACCATAATATCTCCGGGTATTTCACCATCGATATAAGTCACTCTATACTTATAATTAATCTCTATTAGAGCATCCACTACATCATCTTTACTAAGAAAATCCCATTCGCCCGTACCGAATAATCGCATATCATCTATAATTATGACATGATTTTTTACTGAATGTTTTCCTATTTCTTTAAGTTCGTGGACCAAAGGAGAACCCCCATATTTACCTCCAGGCAAAGGTCCACTAGCATGGGCATCTAACCAAAAAGTTGCTTGTCCTTGTACACTCTTTAGTATAAGTTGCAGGCAATCTACAGAATCACCTTCCCAGATTTTTATTTCTTCTTGCCCCGAAAATCTTTTTTTACAGTTTTCAAATAAATCCTTATGTAATTCTACACTATGAATTTTTTTGAATCCGAAATCTTTTGCTACTTGAACAGTATCACCATGATACGTTCCCGTTTCAATAAAGGTATCGCCCGCGGCGTATTCCTGTAGATAAGCAGTTGTTAACTTTCCCATAAAGCCTCATAGTAAGATACCCCGGAGTCTAACCGGGGTTTTTATTTTTAAAAAAAATTAGAACGGAAGTTCCTCATCCCCGGATGTAGTTTCTCTTTCTAAAGACGCCCCCTCTTTATCCTCTTTGGGCAAATCAATTTTATTGTAAAGATCCATAAATGCTGCTTTGGTATCCGAATCAAAACGATTGATACATAAGTTGATTGCCTTTGTTCTATCATCGAAAACAGAATAAGCTTTTACAATATGAACTAGACGTCTTGTGGAAATTAATTCGTCAATGGCACCTTCTGTATAAGTTTTGCGAATAATTTCCGCCCATCCCACCAATTTATCTGCAAAATCCTCATCCAATTTATTAAGCATAGTCATATTATTGGTAATAATTTTGCGTTCAATGGCAACGCTGGGATAATCCTGTTCCACGGTAATGGGAAAACGCTCAAGAAATGCTTCATCCAAAATTTGTGCTGCAATAAATTTGCCATCTTCCGTGCCTCTACCTTTAGTATTGGCAGTTGCAATAATATTAAAACCATTAGCAGGATAAACTACTTCTCCTGTTTTCTTAATAAAGAAAGGTTTCCCTTCTAGAATACCTTGAATACACATTAGTTTGTTACTACCGCGGTCAATTTCATCAATTAAAAGAATTGCACCTCGTCGCATGGCAGTAATCACCGGACCTTCTCTAAAAGATACATTTCCATCAATCAGAGTATTGCCGCCCACAAGGTCATCCTCATCTGTTTCAATACTAACATTGACTCTAATACATTCGCGATTCAACTTAGCACAAACTTGTTCAACCATAGTAGTTTTACCATTACCACTTAGACCAGTAATAAACAAAGGATAGAATGCTTTGGATTTAATAATAGATTCCAAATCTTTAAAAAAGCCAAATGGAACATACGTTTCATCTTTAGATGGTACCAGATTATCAATATCTTGAATTAATTTTTTCTGACGAATTGATACAACTTGTGCTTGCATAGCAGTTAGATGCTCAGGCTCAGTTTCTAATGATTTTTGCATACAAATACTATCTGCCGGTGTGGTAAGATTAATAAGGCCTCTATTAATACGATATTGTTCACCATTTATTAACCAATTGGGCACTGGTTCATTCTTGGATTTATAATGATCAATAATAGTTTTACGAGATGTCTGTTTACCAAAAATATTAAACAGATCATTAATAATATCGCGCTTTTGAATTTCTGAAAGTTTCATTTTAAAGTAGCTCCTCAATTATTTCATAATTATATATTACATTGAACACGATGTCAAGCAATTAATTGAATAAATTTATTTAGAAAAACTCTATTCAAAATCTTATTTTTTTGATTTTTAATAAATGCTTTCATAACTTCCTTCTTTTGATTGGACCCAACAACTAAAGTCTCATCTCCTATTTCTAAATCTTTTTCCTGTACGACAAAGTATTCATCAAACCCTGTATTTTTAACACTGTAAAATTTATTCTTTTTAAGATATTCTGATACTTGCTCTGCAGTGACAGGATTGCCATATTGGTTTGCTACATTTATTGCAGTATTTTTAGGACTTCTGGAACAAATAAAATAACCAATAAGATTACCATTACTGTTTACTTTAAGTAATCTAAGTAATGCATTAGTTACCATTTCAGTAGGTTTAGCTACTACGGAAACAGTACTTCTTTTATCTTTAAGAATAAGATTAAAATAATTGGAGGCACAATAACTTTTAAAACTTTGTGCCTTGCCTTCACTATTTAAGAATTCGGGGCAATCATTACCATCACCGTCGGTAAGAAAGATTGTACTAATAACGTCAATTTTACGTTCTTTCTTATAATCTGAAACTAAATAATTTGCCAAAACAATTGCTTCATTCAAAGGAGTGCCACCTAGTGATAGGTTTCTGGGTAAACATTGGTGTCGCAAAGACCACCAACTTCTTTTTTCCAAATCCCGTTCAAATGATTTACCTATTTGTAACAATCTAATTTGCGCATTTCGATATTGTGCGTTACTCATGGTAGATGATAATAAATTCATTAAATTTATATTAGTTCTAAGAACAAGATCACCTACATTGATTGGTCGAATAAAACTAGATTTTATTCTTTGCTCGTTATCCCCAGAGGCACATACATCTGAAAATGCATATACTTCAAAGGGTATATTTACTTTTCTACAAAAATCCGCCAATATGATAATTTGCTCAATAGTATTGGTAATATTTTCCGACATAGAACCAGACCAATCTAAGAACATAATCATGGCATGATTCTTACCATTGGGAATTTTAGTAACTCGTTTAAAGAGGTCATCTTTAAGTTTATATGCCCAAATCTTTTCTAAGTTTATTTCGCCGGTTTTAGAAATGCTAGCTCTGGCATATTGTGAAGCATTACGTCGTAATTCAAATTCTTTTACCAAATAACCAATAAATTTTAAATTTTTATTTCTATAATCTGATAATAGTTTACCTGCAAGAAATATAGAGGCTTCCTCATCATCTTCTATGCCATATTCTTTTAATGTTGAAGAATAGTTGTCATACTTGGAGAAATCTAAGTTATATATTTTGGAATAATGAATAATATGATTTTTATAGTTTGCCTCGGGTAAATTGACATAAACATACGGATGAAAAGAATTATCCAGAAGTGTTTTTTCTTTTTCTCTAAATGAGACATCTGTATCCGATTGAGGCTCCTTTACGAAACTACCCCCTCGAATTTCTTTAGAATTAGTAGATTCTTCATTTTCTTCTAAAGTTTCATAATCATCATCGCCAGCATCCTGCCAACCCTCTTCTTCACCATACTCTAACTCATCCAATGAAGTAGTTGGATTATCTTTTTGATATTGGTATAATTCTGATGCCAGAGTATATACATCTTCCCAAGATTTCAAATTATTCATTCTTTCTACAAAATCTTCTTCCTCATTCTTAAAAGGCACATTCGTGAAAGATCCCAATTTAAAGTGCAAATTCAAACGATCAATTAAAGATAAACTGCTAAGATTTTTATTCTTGACACCAAAGAAATCTTGATCAAATAATTCTTGATACCCCCTATACATAGGAGATCGCAATCCCGGATATCTGGACTTAATTAATTTTTCAATGCGAGCATCTTCTACTACATTAAGAAAAGATTTAAATCCCTTTCCCTTTTCCTCAATAGCATCATGCCAACCATCGGGCGGTGTTTCCCATGCATGCCCCACTTCATGCCCCACCAAAAGATCGTATAGATCAGAGCTCATGTTTTTCCAGACAGGAAGTCCGAGTACTCGATTCTTCGGATCAAAATAAGCAGTGGGGATTTTTCGATGTTCTACAGTGATATTTTCCTGCGCTAATAGTTTAGCTAGGACTGATTTTTGATTGGAAATATTTTGAATAGACATACCTGCTCCTTAACTATACCTTATTATATAGCAGATAGTAATCGGTGTCAATACTTTTTTTAAATTTATCTTAATAAAAAAGTAATTGAATTTCAATGACTTAAAATTAGCTTAAACCTATATTTGCCATTTCTTTGTATGTGTCTACAATATAGCGTTGTCTAATTTCTTTTTTTAATTTTTCTCGCACATTATTTAATCTTTTATTTGCCAGTGACCATTTTAAAGGTGATACTTTACTCTTAAATGTTTTGCCTAACATATGATCATATTCATGTAAAAATATTCTAGCAGTTAAACCTGTCAAATTTGTTCTTATGTATTCACCAAGTACATTTTGATATTCAACTTCAATACTTAAAGGTCTTTCAATTTTCAAAAAAATACCAGGAAAAGATAAACATCCTTCTTCCAATGTAGTCTTTCCTGATGATGAAATTATTTTTGGATTAAAAATATCTATTCTAAGAAGATCTAGTCCCATCGTAAAGAATTGAGTATTAATGCCTACTTGATTTGCTGAAAGACCAATTCCACCCAATTCTTTCATTCTTTCAAACATTAAATTTGCAAACATCTCAGTAGTATCTTTGTTTTCCTCAAAATTATACAATTCCGGTTCACAATTCAAAATAGATGAATCGGGTGGAACTAGTTTTAATTGACTTTTTCTAATTAACATTATGCTATTCTACTAAAATTTTGATATTTTTCAAATT